AGGGCTCGACCAACTCGCGCCGGGCGCGATTGTCAGCCTGCCCGATGGGGCCGACGCGGTGCCGGTGAACCCGCCCTCGATCGAGGGCTACGACGAGTTCATGACCTGGGGGCTGCGCACGATTGCGGTGGGCCTCGGGATCACCTTCGAGTCGCTGACAGGCAACCTGCGCCAGGCGAACTTCTCGAGCGCGCGCATGGGGCGCAACGAGTTCGACCGACTGGTGCGGATGTGGCAGCGCGGGCTGATGATCATGCAGTTCGGTGCCGGGATGGAACGGTGGTTCCGTGAGGGAATCGCGCTTGTCGGTCATCAGGGCCTCGAGTTCACCATGGACTGGACGCCGCCGCGGCGGATCATGGTCGATCCGACCCGCGAGATCCCGGCGATGATCGAGGAGATCGACGCGGGGCTGGTGAGCCGCCAGAGCGCGCAGCGCGAGCTGGGCCGCGATCCCGAGCGCATCCGCACCGAGCGCAAGCAGGATGCCGAGGCCGACAATGCCGCAGGCCTAGAGGCCCCCGCTGCAGCCAACAGCAATCGCAAACCGGAGGCCGAGGCCTCGAACAAGGAGGACGACGATGCGGACGGGCAATGACCTGATCGTGGGCGGAGAGCTGATCCTGAGCGGCGATGTGCTGCTCGACGACTGGGTCGGCTGGATGTGGGAGGAAGACGTGTTCTTCGCCCCGGGCATGGTGCGCCAGGCGCTGGCCACCCTGGGCGAGGGGCGGGTGACGGTGCGGCTCAATTCGCCGGGCGGCCACGCCGATGCTGGCGAGCAGATCCGCGCCATCCTTGCCGGCCACCCGGGCGGGTGCCGGATCGTGGTCGAGGGTGTCGCCGCCTCGGCGGCCTCGCTGATCTTCATGGCGGGGGCGGAACGGCTGATGTCGGCAGGCTCGCACCTGATGATCCATGACCCCTCGGGCGCGATCTGGGGCAACGAGGCCGAGGCCCGCCGCAAGGCGGACCAGCTCGGGCTGACCGCCAACACCTATGCCGCCGTCTATGCGGCCGCCTCGGGCAAGTCCGCGGTCGAGTGCCGCGAGATCATGAAGGCCGAGACCTGGTTCGGGCCCGAGGCCGCGATCGAGAACGGCTTTGCCGACGGGATTGCCGACGGGGGAGTGGCCGTGGTCGCACCGACCGTTCCCGCGCTGGCAACTGTCCAGACCGCCTACATGAGCGCGCGCGACAAGCTGCAGGCGCGGCTTGCGGCGGCACCCACCCCTGAGCGGGCCCCGCGGCCCGGTCGTACCCCCGCCGTCAGCAGCGGCACCCAACACAAGGAAACCGACATGAATACCCAGACCCAGACGACCACGTCGACGGCGCCCACCACCACGCCGCCGCAAACGCCGCCAGTGACGCCCGCGCCCGACACGATGGCCGCGCCTGGCGGTGCGGCTGATGGCATCGCGCAGGAGCGTGCCCGGGTGCGGGCGATCCGCGAGATGGCCGCGCCGCATGTCGCTGCCGGGCGGTTCATGCAGGCCGATCTCGATGCGCTGATCGACGGCGGCGTGAGCGTGGCCGATGCGGGCTCGCGCATCCTCGCGACGATGGCGGCCAACGAGCCCGCCGGTCGCAGCGCCGCCCCCGCCGCGCGGATCGGGCGCGACGAGACCGAGACCCGGATGGAGGGGATGATCGGTGCGCTGATGGGGCAGGCGGACGGGCCCGCCACGATGTTCCGCGGCATGCGCCTGCGGCATATGGCGATGGAACTCGCCGGGCCCGCGCGCGGCTACAATGATCTCGAGTCGATCCGGCGCGGGATGTCCTCGACCACGATGATGGGCGGGGCCTATGGCGTCAGCGATTTCGCCTACATCACCACCGAGGTCATGAACCGTACTCTGCTGGCGGCCTATCAGCGCCGCGCGGCCTCGTGGCAGCTGGTGACCGGGGCGGCCCAGACCGCGACCGACTTCCGCGAGCTGCACGCGGTGCGCTTCGGTGGTGACTTCGCGCTCAAGCGGGTGCGCGAGAACGGCGAATACGAGGAGGCGGTTCTGTCGGACGAGGCCGAGGGGCTGAAGGTCGAGCGGCGCGGACGCACGATCCGGCTGACCTTCGAGGCTGTGGTGAATGACGATATGGGCGCCTTCAACCGTATCCCGGCCGAGTTCGCGATGGCCGCGCGCGCCATGGAGAATTCGATGGTCTGGTCGCTCTTCCGCGCCAATGCGAAGCTGAAGTCCGACGGCAAGTCGCTCTTCCATGCCGACCACGGCAACCTCGCGGCGCCCGCCGCGGCGATCTCGATCACCAGTGTCTCGGCCGGGCGCAAGGCGATGTGGGAACAGCGCCCCTTCGGCTCGAGCGACAAGGACGATTTCATGCAAGTCGAGCCGGACCGACTGATCGTGCCGCCCGCCCTCGAGCTGGTGGCGTTGCAGTTCGCGACCAGCACCACGCCCGGCGAGGACGGCAAGGTGAACCCGTTCAAGTCGACGCTGACCCCGGGCGTGGTGCCGAACCTCGGCGCCGCCGCGGGCGGCTCGGATACCGCGTGGTATCTGGTCTCGAGCGACCTGCCGCCGATCGCGCACGCCTATCTCGATGGCTATGCCGCGCCGACGGTGCAGACGATCGAGGGCATGAACCCCGATGCCGTGGTGATGAACGCCCGCCATATCTTCGGCGCCGCCGCGGTCGAACATCGCGGCGCCTGGAAGAACCCCGGCGTCTGAGGGACGCCTTTGATGATCTGACGAAAGGGCGGCTTTGGCCGCCCTTCGTCGTTCCTGCACCCTGAACAGAGAGGATCAAAGATGAAGAACTGGATCAGCCCGGGTGAGCATATCACCCTTCCCGCACCCTCGGCCGTGTCGTCGGGCGCGTTTGTCGCAGTCGGCGCTATTTGCGGTGTCGCCCAAGGGGCGGCGGCCCTGGGCGAAGAGGTCGTGCTCGTGCGGCGCGGTGTTTTCGATCTGCCGAAGGTGGCCGCCGAAGCCTGGGCCATCGGCACCAAGATCTATTGGGATGCGACGGCAGAAGCGATGACGACCACCGACACCGACAACACGCTGGTGGGCGCCTCCGTCGCGCTGGTCGCGGGCGGGGCGGCCAGCGGTCGCGTGCTGCTCGATGGCGTCATCCGCTGATGGCTTCTTTCTTCGACGGGATGGCGCATACGCTCAACGCGCTGTTCGGCGACCAGGTCAGCTACACCGCGGCGGGCCGCCCGGCGCGCCCGGTGCAGTCGATGTTCCGCGAGGAACTGGCGGATGCAGAAGATGACAGCGGGCGCGCGGTGATCATCGGCATCCCGACCTGGAAGGTGCGTGGCGGCCTCGTGCCGGAACTGGCCCGCGGGGACCGGATCGAGCCCGGGAATGGTCGCGTCTATGCGATCACCAACTTCCGACCGAGCGCCTCCCCCGATGAAGAGGCTTTTGTGCTGTGCGAGCTCGAAAGGATCTTGCCGTGAGCGCGCGGGGCACTTTCCGGGCCATCGCGCGCGCAGCCCTCGAGGGTGATCCCCGGATGTCGGGGTTCACCCTGCTCTCGGCCTGGGCCGGGGGCATCAATGCCGAACTGCTGCCGGTGATCGGTGTCGTGACCCCGCAAGAGCGGGTAACGCCGCTGACACTCAAGCAGATGCAGCGCGCGCTGCGCCTGCAGGTCGTGGCCAAGCGCCTCGGCGGCCCCGACCTCGAAGACGAGATCGATCTCGATGCCGACGCGATCGAGGCCTGCGTGACAGCTGCGATGCAGGCGCAGGGCATCCGTTGCCTGCCCGAAGACGTCACCACGACGCTCAACGGCGAGGGTGAGCAGAAGATCGGCACCGTCGTCGTGACCTTCGGGCTCGAATACCGCCGCACGATTGGCGGCTGAGGGCCCGGCACGATCCGCGCCCATCATGACAAACCGCCCCGGCCGCAGTCCTGCGGCCGGGGCATTCGCAGGCCCCGCCAGGGTGCGGGGCCTGTTCATTCGAGGAGGCGCCAATGCCGAAAGTCACCAACACCACGAAGACCGACCTGATCCTGCCGACGGGCCACAAGCTGCCCGCGCGCCAGGCGGTCGAACTCGACCAGACCGTGCTGAGCACTGTCGATAACCACAATTTCCTGCGCGGTCGGCTGGCCGCCAAGGTGATCGAGATCGCCGGGACCGAGGCCATGGCCCCGGCCTCGGCAAAACCCGCAACGCCCGAGACCTCGGGCACTGACAAGAAGGGCTGACCATGACCAACATGACCTATATCGGCGCGACCGTCGAAGCCGCCGCGGGCAAGCCCGCGACGATCGATGCCACGGGTTTCGCGGCGCTGAGCTTTGCCGAGATCGGCGAGATCCTCGAATGGGGCGAGATCGGCGACACCTCGGAGGATTCGACCGAGACTACGCTCAAGGGCCGGGTGATGCATACCAACGGCGCCGTCGATGGCGGCACCTGCGATTTCACCTTCCTGCTGAGCGGCGCCGCCGACACCGGCCAGGCGCTGCTGATCGCGAAGAGCAACACCAACGACGACGTGTCCTTCAAGATCACCGACCCCGACGGCGAGATCTCGTATTTCCACAGCAAGGTCGCGAACGTGCGCGACCGCTCGCGCACCGCCTCGACGCAGAAGGGCATGAGCGGGCAGGCCCGGATCAACTGCGCCGTCGTGCGCGTCGCCGCCTAAGCGCAGAGCTCTGCGCCAAATCAGGCGCAGGGCATCCCACAGAGACAAGAGACAGAGGACAACGACGATGGATTTTGCGCAGTTCGACAGCCGCACGGCGGCCGAGAAGCCCGGCCGCGTTCACCTGGAACATCCGGTGACAGGCGCCAAGCTCTATGCCGACGCTGAGAAGACCAAGCCCTGTATCGTGCTGGTGCGTGGCACCGAGAGCCGCACGGCGCAGAAGGCGCTGCGGGAAGCCCAGCAGGCGCGGATGAAGGCCAAGCCGAAGAAGGGCGATGTGCAGATGCTCGAGGATCTGCACGCCCAGATGGTCGACAGCGCCGTGCCGCTGATCGCGGGCTTCGAGAATGTCTCGCGCGGCGCGGCGGCGCTGACGCTGGCCGAAGACGATCTGCGCTGGTTCCTGAACCTGCAGATGGTGAACGGTCAGGAGGGCGAGCGCTCCTTCGTGGAACAGGTGCTGGCCTTCGCCGCGCGGCGCGACAGCTACCTGGGAAACGCCGCCGCCTCCTGATCCTCTACGCGCGCCAGCTCGGGCACCTGCATTCGGTGCCCAGGAGCTGGCAGGTGTCGCGGCTGACCTTCGCCCAGAAGCGCGGGCGGGATCTGCGCCTGCCGGTGCTTGATGCGGGGCGCTACCTGATCGAGGCGATGCAGCTCGTCGGGCCGATGCGGCCCGGGTTTGCGGAGGCCCGCGCCACCGACTGGCCCGAGATCGAGGCCTTTGCCAGGGCGACGGAACGGCTTTCCGAGCCTTGGGAGATCGAGACGCTCGCGGCGATGTGCGCGGGCTATTGCGCGGCTCTGAAGGCCGGAGAAGACCCTCTGGCGATTGCGCCGGTGGATCTCGACAACAGCACGGCGGGCTGAGCGGCCCGCCGTTTTCCTTTGCATGATCGGATATCCAACATGTCGGTGAGCAGCCCCGCAGCAATGCAGGCGAGTGTCGGTCTTGACCTCTCGCAATACGAAAGCCGATCGCGCACGCTGGTGGCCACGACGCAGAAGATGGCGGCGAACGTCAATCAGTCCATCGCCGGGATCTCGCGCACAGTTGCGGGCTCGGGGGCTGCCTTCGAGCGGCTGCGCGCCTCGATCGATCCGGCCTACGCGGCGACGCTGCGCTATCGCCAGATCCAGCAGGATCTGGCTGCGATGGTCGAGCGGGGCGATGCCTCGCAGCGCGCGGCCAACATCGCGCTCGAGCAGGCGGCGAGCCGCTACATGGGCGTCGCCACCGCAGCCGAGCGGGCAAAACAGGGCGCGCAGGAACATGCTGCGGCGGTGGCGCTCTCGAAAGGGCAGTACGAGGCGCTGCGGGCCTCGCTCGATCCGGTCTATGCGAGTTCGAAGCGCTATGAGGCGGCGCAAGAGGCGATGACGGCAGCCGTCAAGACCGGCGCGATCACGCAGACCCAGGCGAACCAGGTGCTGGATCTGGCCGCGCAGAAGATGCTCGGCATCGCACCGGCAACGAACGCTGCAGCCCGCGCCAGCAAGGGGCTCTTCGCAAGCGTTGGCGGCGGACAAAACGCGATGAAGCAGTTCTCCTTCCAGCTGAACCAGGTGGCGCAACAGGGCGCCGTGACCGGCAACTACCTGCAGGCGCTGAGCGTGCAGGCCGCCGACATGCTGACCGTGTTCGGCATGTGGGGCATTTTGGCAGGTGGGGCCATCGCTGTGCTTGGCCCGCTGGCCATGAGCCTCTTCGGGGCCAGCGAGAAGGCACGCTCCCTCGATGAGATCGTCAGCGCCCTGTCGTCCTCGGTGGGTGCCATGAAGGGCGCCGTCGAACAGGCGGCCATTCCGATGGCGGCGCTGCGCCGCGAGTTCGGCGACAGCGCCGAGACCGCGCAGAAGCTCTTCGAGGCGCAGCTCGCGCTCAGCCAGATCAAGGCCACCAGCGCGATGCAGGAGGCCACCCAGAAGATCAGCGATCTCATGGGTGGTCTGATCGCGGATTATGAGACCTATGGGGACCTCTCGACCAGCATCTACCAGAACGAAGATCGCCGCGTCGTGCAGCTGAACCAGATCCAGCGACTCTCGGCCGGGATCAAGGACGAGTATGGCCTGACCCTTGTTCAGGCGACCTCTGTCGTCGGCGCGGTCAAGGAGATGAATGCGGCGCTGTCGAGCGGCAACATGGACGCTGTTGCGGGCGCCGCGACCAAGCTCCTGGGCGGGTTGCAGCAGGCGCAGGCGGCGTCGGGGAGCCTTCCGAAGGATATCGTCGATGCGGCCGAGGCGGCGGGCCAGCTTGCCGTGAACGCGCTGCAATATGCGGGCCTCACCGACCAGGCCGAACGGCTGGCCGCCGGGCTGGCGATCAACCTCGATGATGCGAAGACCGCAGCGCAGCAGCTCGCCTCGGCCCTGTCCTCGGCGGCGGCTTTCTCGGTCAATCTCGATGCGCAGGTTGCCTCGGTCGGTGTCGAGATCGAGGCGCTCAAGACCAAGGCGAATGCCGCGAACGCCGTGATGGTCGCGGGGCTCGAGGCGCGGGCGCAGGCAAACCGGAACGCCGCCGTCGCCGCCGGGGCCGATCTGGTCATCGCTAACGCGCGCTATGCCACCGATATGGCGCAGATCGGCACCCTCAAGGATCTGCTCGCCCAGAAGGAGCAGCTGATCGAGAGCAACCGGGCCGAGGCGCGCTCGAGCGGATCGGCGACGCGCGCGGCCGAGCGGCTGGCACGGCAACATGAGCGCGAGCTCGATGCGCTCAAGGCGTCGCTCGATCCACTCGAGGCCTATCGGCAAAAGCTCGCGCGTCTGGTGCCGCTGCAGGCGGCGCTGTCGCAAGACGAATGGGCGCAGGCGGTCCGCGATCTGAATGTCGAGCTCGCAGATAGCCTGCCGCTGGTGGGCGAGTTCACGGATGCGATCTCGACCGGGCTGGTCGATGGGTTCACGGGCGGGCTGCGCTCGATGACGGATGCGCTCAAGTCCTGGCTGAAGCAGGCGATCGCGATGGCGCTGAAGAACCAGATCGTGATCGGCATGGGGCTGACCGGGTCCGTCTCGGCGGGCGGCACCGCCGCCGCGGCCGCGACCGGCGGCGCCATGTCGGGGCTCGGCACGGCCTTCTCCGCGATCTCGCTGGGCATGAGCAATTTCGCGGGCTCGGTCGTGTCAGCGGCCTGGGGGTCGATCACCGGCGCCTTCTCGGGCGGGCTGGCGGGGCTTTCGGCCTCGGTCACGGGGGCCTTCGCGAACCTCACCGGCAATGTGGGCGCTCTGCTCGCCGGGAGCGGCAGTTCGATCGCCTCCTCCCTCGGCGCGCTTGGTTCGGCCATCGGGGCCATCGCGGGCCCGATTGCGATCGTCGCGGGGGTGGTCAGCTTCTTTCGTACCAAAACCAAGCTGCTCGATGCGGGCATCCTGGCGGTGATCAACGACACCGATGTGCTGGTCTCGACCTACAAGAAGGTGAAGAAGACGAAGTTCTGGGGGCTGAGCTCCTCGACCAAGACCACCAGCACCGTGGCCAGCGACGACGTGGCCAATCCGATCACCCAGGCGATCAATGCGACGCAGGCCGCAATCCTGTCGATGGCGTCGGTTCTCGATATTGCCGCCGACGAATTCGACGCCTTTTCCTATGAGCTGAAGGTCTCCACCAAGGGGCTCAGCGACGAAGAAATCGGCAAGGCGCTGGCGCAGGCGATGTCGGATGCGGCGGATGCCTATGCGCTGATGATCGACGGGCTCGACGATCTGATCGCGACGGGCGAGACCGCGACCGATGCGCTGAGCCGCCTGAGCATGGCGCTGAGCACGGTCAACGGTGTGTTCGACACGCTCGGCTATTCGCTGCGCTATGCGGGGCTTGCCGGGGCGGCGGTGTCCTCGGCACTGCAGGATCTGCTCGGCGGCGCCGAAGGTTTCACCTCGGCGGTCTCGACCTATTGGGGCACCTTCTATTCCGAGGCTGAGCAACAGGCGATCCTGACGCGCCAGGCCGCGACGGCGCTTGCCGCCTACAACGCCGCGCTGCCGCGCTCGCGCGACGAATATCGCGCGCTGATCGACGCGCAGGACCTGACCACCGAGGCAGGTCGCGCGCTCTGGGCGGCCCTCGTGGGCATGGCCGGGGTGATGGATCAGATCCTGCCGCCGGTGGCCGGGCTAACCGCCGAGCTCGAGACCCTGCTCGGGGTGGTGTCGACCCACCTCGATGCGGCGATCAGTGCGGTGACCGAGAGCCAACGGGCCGCGGCAACAGCGGCAGGCAACTGGATCAAGGCCGCAGAGACGATCGGGGAGTTCATCAGTTCGATGCGGGTGACCTCGGGGGCGCTGGTCTCGCCGACGCAGGCGCTAAGCGCTGCCCAGACGCAATATCGCGCACTGCTCACCTCGGCGCGCGCGGGCGATCTGGAGGCGGTGACCGGGCTGACCGGCGCCGCGCAGGCCTATCTCGACAATCTGTCGGGCACCGCGGGCACGGCGGTCGAACTCGCCCTCGCACAGGCGCGGGTGCTGTCGGATCTGGGCACGGTGCAGAGCGCGGCTGACGCCGAGGGCGCAAAGTGGGAGGTGATGCAGGGGCTTTATCAGGAACAGATCGACCTCATGACCGAGGTGCGCGACGCCATCGCCGCAGGCAATGCGCTGAGCGCGGAACAGATCGCCACGCTGACCGCAGGCCTCGGTTTGCTCGATGGCGCCTCTGGTATCGACGCGGCGCCGCTCGTCGCGCTGCAGGGCGCGCTCGCGGCGCTGGCGGCGGCGATGCAGGCCGAGACGGCCCGGGCGGCGCGCGACACCGCCGTGACGCGGCTGAACACCTATGCCGCCGGTCTGACCGCGGATGCAAGCGGGGCGTATTTCGTGAGTGACGCGGATCTGGCCGAGATGGCCCGCCTGATCGGCTATGACAGCAGCGGCAAGACGGCAGATCAGATCCGCCAGTCGATTGCGGGCTATGATGCGGCCGACCTGGTCGGCAGCACGATCTACGACCCGACCGGCAGCCAGGAGGCAGCCTATCTGGCGGCACAGCAGTTCCCGGCCTTCGCGCGCGGCGGCTCCCATGACGGTGGCCCGGCCTATATCGGCGAGAATGACCTCGAGCTCGTCGCGCCCTCGCGGGTCTACAACCCGTCCGAGACGCGCTCGATGCTCGACAACCGGCAGGTGGTCGAAGAGCTGCGGGCCCTGCGCGAGGAACTGCGCGCGCTCAAGGATGAGAGCCGCCAGCTTGGTCTGCAGACCGCCGACAACACCCGCAGCATCGCGAAGATCACCCGCAAATGGGATGCCATCGGGCAGCCGCCCGTACAGGAGACCAACCCATGAGGATCATCGAACCGATCACCATCACCGAGGCGATGCTGCTGTCGTCGAATGTCGCAGAGACCGACGCGCCCACCTGGGATGCGGCCGAGGGCTACACCACCGGGGAACGGGTCGTGCGCGGCCATGCCCTCTATCAGGCGGTCACCGACAACACCGGGCAGGATCCTCTCGCCGATGCTGCCAGCGCCTTCTGGGTCCGCCTCGGCGCGACAAACCGCTGGAAGGCCTTCGATCGGCTGATCTCCGATCCGGTGATGCAGGCGGGTGAGATCACCTATCGGCTGCGGCCCGATCGCCGCGTCGATGCCATTGCTTTCTTCGGAGTCGCCGCCGCCGCGATCCGCGTCACGGTCACCGATCCGGTCGATGGCGTGATCCATGACCAGAGCCACGGCCTCGTCGACAACAGCGCGGTCACCGACTGGTGGTCGTATTTTGTCGAGCCGGTGATCATCGTCGATCACGATGTCTCCGCGGGCATCCCCGCCCACACCGGCACGCAGATCGACATCACCCTGACCTCGGACGGTATCACCGAGGTCGGGCAGATCGTGCTCGGCCAGTCGCAGGCGCTTGGGGAAACGCTGACCGAGACCGAGATCGGCTTCGAGGACTTCTCGGTGAAGGAGCGCGATGCATGGGGCAATGCCGTCATCGTCGAGCGCGCCTATTCCGATACCACGAAGTTCCGCTTCAGCTTTCCCACCGGCGAGGCCCGCCGCATCCGCAAGATCCTCGCGGGGCTGCGCGCCATCCCCGCCGTCTATTACGCCGGAGACGAGACGGGCCAGTTCGGCACCACCGTCTACGGATTTTTCCAGGATTTCTCGATCCCGCTGACCACCACGGTCAGCTTTGGCAGCCTTGAAGTGGAGGGCCTGACCTGATGACATTGCCTACGATCACACCGCCGCCCGCGGCACCCAGCCGGAACAACCCGGTGACATTCCCGGCCGCCGCAGATGCGATGATGGCATATTTTGCGCCTTTTGTGGCCGGGCTCAACGACCTGGTGTCCGGCCTCAATATCCTGTCCGCACAGCTGCTGGCCGCGGCAGAGGCCGCAGATGCGTCGGCATCGGACGCCAGCACGGCGCAGACCGGGGCCTCGAGCGCGGCAAGCACGGCCGGCGCCGCCGCTGCGGCTGCCGCCGCCGCAAGGGATGCGACGCTCGCGGCCTATGACAGTTTCGATGATCGCTATCTTGGGGCAAAATCGGCCCCCCCCGTTGTGGACAATGACGGCGCGCCGCTGGTGGCGGGATCGCTCTATTTCGACAGCACCAGCGAGAAGATGATGCTGTGGACCGGCTCGGCATGGGTGGCCGCCTATGTTTCTGCCGAGGGCCTGCTCGTCGCGGCGAGCAACCTGGCGGACCTGACCAATGCCGCAACCGCCCGGGCAAATCTCGGGCTGGGCGATCTGGCAACGCTGGATGCGCTCGATTTCTACAAATCCGATGCGACGTGGATTTCCGGAACCGACAGCGGGCAAGCCACGATCAGCCCGGCGCAGCTGGCAGCCACAATAGGCCCGCGGGGCATGGCGGAGCCGCAGGCTCTTGCCGGATCGTCTGTCATATTTTCGGGCATTCCGGTGGGCGCGAACCATGTCGAGGTGACGTTGGTCGGCGCCTCGCTCTCATCGAGTGGACTTATCTCGCTCCGGCTCGGAACGTCTGGGGGCATCGTCTCCACAGGGTATTCCGCAGCGGCATCGCAAAACGGAAACTCGGGCGCCACAAGCGCATCATCCAGCAGCACCGATATTCCCGTTTCGGGTCAAACGAGTACTTCCGCATCGATCACTGGAACGATGGTTCTGAACCGCGTCTCCGGCAATATCTGGGCCGGATCTGGTTTCTTTGTCGATTCCGTAGCCCCCAGGGGCGGCGGCGGCGGCGGATACGTCGACATCGGCGGCGACATCTCGCAGATCGCCATCATCGCGGGCGCGGGAAGCTTTGACGCAGGCACCGCCATCGTTTCGTGGCGCTGATCCTATCGATGACCTCGATGGGCGGCGTAATTGAAGCACAGGCCGACACGCTGTTGGGGAACATCAAGGAGGCTTGATTGAGGTGTCAGCTTAGCCTGACGCCACTTCGGCGGGGCCAACCCCCGCCCCGCGCCGCCCCCTTTGTGGGCGGTTTTTTCATGCCGATTAGAGAGGGGCAGATGAACAACAAGATCGAGGGTGTTGCCACGAAGGCGGGATGGGGCGTGAGCGCGGGTGCCATGAGCTGGCCCTGGGCAATGCCAAGCGCAGAAACCTATGCCCACCACGTCAACCTGATCGTAATCCCGACCCTGGGCGCGTTGATCGCGGCGCTGAACGTGCTGATCCTGCTGCGCAAGTGGCGCCGGGAGCGGCGCAAGTCGTTCACCTGCGACGAAAGCGGCGCGGTCGGGCGCAAGACCCTCGGGGTGATGGGGGCTGCGGTCCTCGCGCTGGCGGTTCCCCTGGGCGTGAAATGGGAGGGGCTGCGCACCAGTCCCTATCGTGACGTGGTCGGGGTCTGGACTGTCTGCGTCGGTGAAACCAACGTGGCGATGCGGAGCTACACGCAGGCAGAGTGTCTGGCGATGCACGAGGCGCATCTGGCCGATTACTACGCCGCCCTGCTCGACTGTATGCCCAAGCTCTCCATGGCACCGGCCAGTGTGCAGGCGGCCTTCACGGATCTTGCCTATAACGTCGGCCCGCAAACGGTGTGCCGCTCGAAAAACACGGGCGGGCTGTTGCGCGCCGGTTTGTGGCGAAAGGCTTGCGATGCCCTGCCGAGCTGGAACCGGGCAGGGGGCAAGGTCTGGCAAGGGCTGACCAACCGGCGGGAGGAGGCGCGCAGGCTGTGCCTGTCTGGCCTGTGACCCGGGCGCTTGCACTTGCATTGCTGCTGGCCTTGCTGGCGCTGGCTGGGGTCTCGCTCTGGGGCTGGTCGGCCAATATCCGGCTGACGGCGGCCGAGGCACTTGTGCGCGGCTATGCCGAGGCAGTGGAGCTGCGCCGCCGTCAGGATGCAAACACCGCCCGCCTCGCTGCCGAGGCCGCGCGGCTCGATACCGATCTGGACACAATGGAGGGCGGTGATGCGCCTTTGTCTGATTATCTCGTTGGCGCTGCTGGCCGCCTGTGGGCGCGCTGAACCACCACCACTTTCGGTGCTGGACCTCGAGCCCTGTGCGGGCTGGGGCGGCGCTGTGCCCATGACCGAACGACAGTTCGCGCGGGCGGCGGCAGCGGAGCTGTCCGGGCGGCTTTGCGCCAATGCCAAACTGGCCGCCGCGCGCGGCGCAATCACCAAAGAAAAGGAAACGCAATGATGGCCCCGTTTGAGAAACACCCGCTTAGCGCCGATGCGCCCGCCCTGGGCGCGCTGGCGATCGTGCCCGCAGATGACGCCGATCTGAGCGTCGAGATCCGCGCGGTGACAATCGGCGTGGGTGGGGTGCTGCGTTTCGTCGGGCGCGATGGCGAAATCCACACCACCGGCACCTTGCCGCCCGGCAGCTACCCGCTGTTTGCGTCCAGGATTCTGGCCACCGGCACCACGGCTGCGGATTTGACGGGGTGGGTCTGATGCGGATCGGTCTTGGTCTTGGTCTTGGTCTTGGGCTCGGAGCTGCGGGCGTGTCTGTGCTGGCTGGCTATGCGCTCGGCGGCGCCATGCCGCTGGCAGTCATGGACTTCGGCCGCGGATATCTGAACAAGCCGCTGTCTCTCAGCAGGGCTAGCGCTGGCACGATCACCGGGGCATTCGGTGACATCGAAACGGTAGCGCCTGATATTGCACGTTATGACTGGACCGGCGGCGCCCGCGCCTTGCTGGTCGAGCCGAGCGCTACGAACCTGCTGAGTCGCGCGATCACAGGTATCTCGACAGGCTGGAGCCTGAACGGGGCGAGCGGCAGCAACCTTGCGCTCAATGCGCTGGCGCTGTTTCCCGGGGTCACGGTCACCTCCAACGGGGCGATCTGGCACCGTCTGATGCATGCCGACGAACCCGCGGTGACGAATGGCGCGAGCTATCACCTGCGCGTGTTCTTCAAGTTCGGCACTTCGGGCAAGATCTTGGTGACATTGCGCAACAACGCGAGTTCGGCCGAGCACAGGTTTCTGATCGACTCCAATGGCGTCATTAGCCTTGCCAGCGGCGCTTTCAGCAATATCGGGCTGACCCCCTTGGGGGTCGATGGCGTCTATCGTCTTGATGCGAACTTCGTGCCCAATTTTACAGGGCCGCTAAGTTTCGGATTGGGGCCGGGGAGTGCAACCTCGGGGGAGAGCGTGATCGTGTTGGGGGCGCAGTTCGAAACCGGAGAAGTTGGCACGAGCTTCATCAATAGCGGTGGTGCGGCCACCATTCGGGCCGCGGATGTTGCGTCGATTGATCTGTCCGCAGGCACCTATGATGTGCGCACGGTGTTGGATGGCGGCGTGATCGACGTGCCCTCAGTCTATCATGCCGGCGGTGCATACTGGCCAGCGGCAGCCGCAGGGCGTGTGCGCCAGGTGATCATTTTCAGGGAGGGCGCGCTGTGACGCCAATCTATTTGTCCTTTCCGTCCGCAACAGTGGCACAGTCGGCGCTGTTCGATGCAGACGGATCTGCGCGTTTCCCGGATCTGGAAATCCTGAATCCGGCGCCCATGCCTGTAGCGCGGGACACCGGGGATCTGACCAGCGATGGCGTGCCGCTGATGGAGGCCGTGCCGGGCTATCACGTCAATGCCGTGGCTCCGCCCGACACGGACCTGAGCGCGCTCAATCAGTGGATGATGCAGCCGACTACCCCGTTTGCAGTGCTGGGCCTGCTGGTGGTGGAGGTGGGGCAGAGGATGTGATCGCTGCGCCTAGGCGTGCGGCTCGAGAGTCGTGACCGCTTTCTCCACAGACGCGCCACCGATCGCGCCCCTGGATGCCGCAAATCTGTTGCCAGGATCTGCGCGGTTACGGCTGGGGCGTCGCAAGAGAATGAGAGTTCGCGAGTCTAAGCGAGCGTTAATTTGATAGGGGCAAACTCTGCGGGCTTAGCGCAAGGTCGGAACCATAGGAACGATACCGACCATGTGAAAATGTGTCGCCCTATTCGGGGCAATCACCAACTGAAAGGATCCCCTATGAAAGCCCCCTTTAATAAACATATGGTTGGTGTTGATGCTCCTGCCTTGGGCGCGTTTCATATCACGCCATCTGATAATTTCGATATGAGCGCAGAGATCCGTGCCGTCACGATTGGCGGTGCTGCTGGGACGCTTCGCTTCATCGGCCGTGATGGTGAAGTGAACATGACAGGCACCCTTCTCCCCGGCAGCTACCCGCTGTTCGCACGCCGGATCTTGGCCACCGGCACCACGGCGACCGAGTTGACGGGGTGGGTATGATGCGGATAGGCACTGGCTTAGGGCTGACCGTGGCGCTACGCAACTCGGGGGCATTCACCCCCGCCGCGCTGCAAAACATGCGCGCTTGGTACGACCCCAGCGATCTGTCCACGCTGTTTCAGGACGTGGCGATGACTGTGCCGGTCACCGGCGACGGCCAGCCGGTGGGAGCTATGCGCGACAAGAGCGGCAATGGATACCACATGCTGCAGCCTGTGGCGCCAAAACGTCCGATCTATCGTAGGGCTTTTGAACTGCATTGGCTCGAATTCGATGGGGTTGGCGATTGCATGTCTACGTCTGGCTTCAGTATGGTTGGAGCCGACGAGGTAACGATTGCGATGGCGGTTTTCGCTCAGGATTCTGGGACAATTGGCACTCTGTGCGAATTGTCAGCCAACAGCGGCAATTCCTCTGGCACGTTTGCGCTGTTTGAACGAGGCGTAGATGCAGCGCAGGTATCGTGGCGCAGCCGGGGGGATGCATATACAGCGACCCACAATCGCGTGCGCAGTGTGGCACTTCCAGCCACCTCAATCTACACTTGTGCTGGCAAGATCGCGAGTGATTTAAACACGATCCGGCGCAACGGGGGGCTGCTAGGCGCCACCAGCATCACTGATCAAGGCGGCGGGGTCTTCGCGACAGATGCTCTGTTTCTCGGCGCACGAGGTGGAAGCATCTATGCCTTCCGCGGCCGGCTGTACGGGCTGTGCTTATTCAACCGGGTGCTGCCGGTTGCTGAGGTCGTCAAGCTGGAAACCTTTCTGGCAGACAAATCGGAGGTGGTGCTGTGACCGCACGGGCCTCGGCCAATCGCTAGGCGCGCATTGGATCTTCTGGACCAGGCCATCGCGGGGGCCGGTCTTTCCTCGCCTATTCGCGCCCATCGTAACGAAACGATCGGGCGAAAGCGCATTGCACGCGGGAACAAACTGACTACAATAATGCGAGGAAACCTCGTGCGATGCACCATTCTGTTTTTCTTGCCGCCGCGTTAGCAGGAGAGGGTTGTATGAGCAGTGCTTAAGGCCTTGGTGGGAGACACATTTGTTTGGTAACGCAGCGGCCCGCTCGCAACTGATCTCAATCCAGCTTTTGCGCGCTATTGCGGCGCTCAGCGTTGTCGTCGGGCACGCGATCACTGAAATTCATCAGGCTGGGGTGAGCTATCCGAATTTGCCGGTGAATTTCGGCATCGGTGTTGACATCTTTTTCATCGTCAGCGGGTTCGTCATGGTGTTAACCGGCGGCAAGTTGGCTGGAAGTCGGGGGGCGCCGCTTGAATTCATGTGGCGGCGTGTAATCCGGGTGGTGCCACTTTACTGGCTGTACACTCTCGCCATGCTCATCGCGATCTGGCTGTTCCCGTCCCAACTCAATAATTCCAGCACCTCGTTGAGGCAGGTTGCATGCTCGTTATTGTTCCTGCCTTGCAATGATCCGGTTACCGGCTATCATCCGGTGCTGTCCTTGGGCTGGACGCTGAACTATGAGATGTTCTTCTATCTGCTCTTTGCTGCCGCGCTGGCCTTTCGCCCGGCCAGTGCGTGGTTTTTGCGGCTTTGGGGGCTTCTTCTAGCTGCTCTGGTTGCGGGAGCCGTGTTGGGCGGGCCGTTCCGCTTTTGGGGTGATGCGATCATACTGGAGTTCCTTGCTGGCGCGGTGATCGCGCTGCTGTTCCAAAGGTTCGGCTCGATCCGCTCGGCCACCGGGTTCTGGGTTGCAGTTCTTACTGCAGGGGTGCTGTATTTCACTCTAACCGAGGGCAACGAGAGCCGATTTATATCCCTTGGCCTGCCCGCGATCTTGTTCGCAGCGGGCTTCGTTTTCGCCTTGCCGGAAAGTTTGGAACGTCGCGGCGCCGGTTTCGCGCACTTTTTCGGCGACAGTTCTTACAGCCTGTACCTTAGCCACCCCTTCACGCTCGCCTTGGTCAAGATGGTCTGGAGCCGTCTCGACTCAGCCCATGCCTACCCGACGGCCTATCTCGTGGTATCCCTGAGTGCCGCCGTGGTAGGGGCTCGGTTGTCCTATGTCTTTCTGGAGAAGCCCCTGACCCTATGGCTGGGCCGGCGTCGAAAGCGGTGGGGAGAGGGGCAATGAGCCTGACGACGAGCAAGCGAGGCGCCCTTGGCGCTGCAAGGGGATATTCCCTCGAGCAACTCATGTTCGGTATGATGGCCTTCTCGGCTTTCCTTCTTCCTTATGTGACATTCGAACCTGCCCCGGTGGATTTTGCTCTTGTTCTGTCCGCATTGGTGTATTTGGCGTACGGCGGAAAAATTTCTCAAACGGCTTTGCTGCTCGTACTCGTCTATATTATCTTTTACCTCGCCTCTGGTCTGGATAGTTTAATTCATGGACGAGAAAATATTTTGAAGTTTTGGAGATATTACATTGTTGAGTCATTCCTGCTTGTTACAACATTGATGACTTATTCGATATTCCTGCGCTTCCCCGCTACATGCCACGCCTTTTTGCGATACTATGTCATCGGGGCCGTGATCAGTAGCATTGTGGTGATTTTTCTTTTCAAATTTGCTCCCTCATTCGAGCTGATATATCGTGACTCTACACGCATTCGGTTGGATGGGTTTTTTAAAGACCCTAATGTTTTAGGGCCTTACCTCATTTTGCCTGCATTGATGCTGGTGTTCGCCAGAAGTAAGATCAATCTTTCCCGCTTCTGGGCGTTCGGTGCTTTTCCTGTT